GGCCGTCATGGTCGTGGCGGTCTGCTTCAGGACATCCTGCGGGATGGCGTTGGCGCTGGTGGCCGATCCCGCGAAGCTGACGTAGAACACCGGGCGGTCCAGGGCCGCATGGAGGCGCCCCTCAACCGAGACATCCACGGGGCGGAAGCTCTGAGCGGGGCCAGAGGCGAGTCCACCTAGCAGGGCGAAACCGGCCTCAGCGATGGCAGGGGGCAGTGCCACCGAGAGGTTGTTGTTGACATCCACGTCGGCCTGGAGGCCGGAGAGTCCGCGAAGGTTGGTATCCATACCTGCCATGTCGTGCTCCTATTAGGCCCAAGCCCAGTCAAGGTTGAAAGTCCCGATCATCTTGTATTGTGAGCGAGCATAGATCGGGAATCCACTGGCGGCAGTGGGAATCCCAGTTGACAGGCCGATCAAAGCTGCGGCCCAAGCATGGTCGTTGACAGAATGATCCGCGGTTGCGGCCGACCTAATCCACGCATCGCACAGGGAGCCCGCCAGAATGGCAGACTCCCCGGTTACGACCACAGTGGCTTCATTGGAACCAGGGAAGGTTCCGAAGTCAATGATTGCTGTCCCCTTGTTGGCCACCAATCACCCTTAGTCGTTGATGCCAGAAGCGTAAGTGATCTTGGGGGTGACAGTGAGGGAATCGCCGTTGGCGAACGCCTGCCCCGCGCCAGCGTAGAGACGCTCGGCATGGTAGACCTTGCCGCTGGTAGCGCCGACAATGTAGTAGCCCACGACGGCAGGGATGGCCCCAGTCCAGCTCCATACCTGCCCGGCGGAATACTGAATGCTGGAAGGGGAGCCCCCAACGGCAGAACTGAACGAGGCGCGGGCCAGAGCCTTTCCGCCCGTAGTGTAGCCGTTCCCGTTAGCGACTTCCGTGAAACTGGCCGAGGTGGAACTGTCCACACAGTCGTAGTTGTTGGAATACAGCTTGAGAAGGAAGGACTCCGGAGTGGTGTTCTTCCAGTTGTTCTCAAGCGTGGCCACTTCGCCTTCGTTAGGGATGACAAGTGTCATGGACTGCTCCTAGTAGTTGGGCGCAAGCCCTCCCCCTATTATAAGCCAGGGGGAGGGACAAGCCAGTTATTTAATAATGGGATCAGTAATGGGATCAATAATGGGAGTGCTGTTGTGGATCATTTCGGTCTTGACCTGCGAGTTTGCAGTGGTGCCGAAATAGTAGGAGATGATACTAATCCAGGCGGTGCCAAGGCTACCCAGCATCACATTCAGAACATCCTTCGAGCTCTGGGGGATTTCTCTGTGTAGCAAGAACGAGAGCAACCCAAAGAACCCCAAAGTGACCCCGTATGCAAGGATCCGAGGAGTCCAGTCCTTGATATTGATTTCCCGGTTCCGGGCAGAGTCCCTGTCCTTCGCTGCAAGGGCTTCCAGATCCTTCGCACTGTTTATGTCCAGTTCCGCCATCTTCGCTGAGAACTCCTGCTCCGCTAGTTTGAGGGCAACGATCTGCTCTCCAGTCAGCGTCCCATTCGCGATAGCCGCCTTGATGTCCTCCGGCTTCGCGTCCTTGATACCAAGGACATTCCCGATTATCGCACCCGCCGCAACCCCGAAGGGACCTCCCACGGCGGCTCCGAGCATTGGCGCGAATTTTCCTACGAACGGCTTGATGGTATCCCATACATTTGCCATCCTTTACTCCTTATTAGGCTTGTTCTGCGGTGTCGGAAGGTGCCGGGGTGGCAGTGGGGGCGGCATAATTGGCCACTGTAATGAAGCACTCCCGGCCAGTAGAGAGAGCTGTCTGGACAAGGGTAAGCAGGTCGGGCAGCACACTGGACCCACCATGAATCCGCGATGCCCCGTCAACATGATCACCGACCAAGACGCATCCCAGCGTGTCCTCAGCTTTGTTACCACTGTGGATCCGTATGCCGGTGAACCAGGGCACATCGAGAATGTGAAGCATGTTCTTTTGAAAACGCTGGCTGAAGTCGATGATGACCTTATAACGACCAGTGGGGATCGCTGTCTCGCCGTAAACTTTGCCGGAACCATCTTCTTTAAGATCACGAACCTGGTCCTCTAGGGTGTAGCAATATTGAGCACCGGCGACCTTCAGGTCACCGATTGTGGCAGCGGGATCTAGGCCAACTGCGCGTCGTTGGAGCAGTAGTTCAAGTGGTTCCATGATGTCCTCCCATGGGCGAAACACCACCGGGCCAAGTCGCGCGAGGATCTCCCTTGGCGGGGCAGTCACCACGCGGACAATCCTCTAAAGCATCCATTCTGACATTGGTTCGGGAAATGCGTTCGTGAGCAACCTTCAAGTCCTCCTTGAAGTCGCTCTTGGAAACATAGTGCTCGGCCATCCAGACCCGTTGTTCAGTGAGGGCGACAGCTAATTGAGAAATTGCCTTGTTGAGTGACTCAAGCGCCAAGTTACTTCGGTCGGCCATTGAGTGGAGTTCAGTTGTAAAACCTGTAGAAATGGCCACCATGTCGGCCGCTATCTTGAGTTCAAAGGATTTCAGGTCTTTGCCAAGTCGATCCCTATTAACTATTTCTCTGGCGGCGAACCAAGCAACGACTCCCAACAGACTCATGATGATGACACCCACGATGGATATAATAAGGGTGTTACTCAGTATATCGATCTGTTGGGCATTAGGTGCCACTTGTACTGATTCAACGACTTGCTGTGCGGTCTGTCCCACTGCCTGCATCATTTTGTATCCCGTATAGATGGCCAGCAGGCCGTGAACTAAGTATAAGGCAAGATTGTCCCCGGCGCAAGACTCGTAACTACTTTATTACCAAGGCACTTATCAATCCCTGCGGAGTCCAACCCTTCGCATCGTGGTCCATTCCCAGGAGCCAGGCTGCCAGTTCTGCGCATTCCCAGCCTGCGTGGTGCCCAGCCTCATCAATGGCGGCGAGTAAGGCGTCCTTGGCTGAGTAGAGATCCCCGGCATGGGCCAGGGCCAGGGCGACATCGACAGCGCGGCCCGTTGGGTAGATGTCGGGCTCGTCAGCCGTGCGGTTCGCCAGGGCATGAAGGGAAACTCCCTGACCGAAGCGAGCCTCCAGAACCATGGGGATGCCCTCGATCACGAGGAGCACCCCACAATGTCCCCAGGCGCTGCGGGTCCAGGTGCGGATCATCCAGGGGATGAATCCGCTGCCCCGGAACATGACGAGGTCTCCAGTTTGCATTAAACCAGTTTCCGCGCCACAAGGTCGGCTTTGATCTTGGCATCCTCGTAGTCCGCAATCTTGTTGAAGGCGGCCAGCAGGGCGGGGTCAGCCATGAGATCCGCACCAAGAACTTCCGGCGGCAGATAGACGGAACCAGCGTTGCTGGCCTGCATCCCCATCGGGACAGGAGTGGGATCGGACTGGACGATGGCGATGCGCTTGCCATCCTTGTCCACGAGATAGTCAGTGCGGGCATAGTTCAGGTTGCCCTGGAACACGGCCTGCATGACGCCATCGACCTTCTGGATCTGGCGCGTGGTGGTGGACTGAGTGGCGGCGTATTCGCTCACTACCGAGCCGGTGGTGCTGTTGGGGACTGAGACGGCCATGATTGGCTCCTAGTGCTTGAAGTGGTAGATGATGGCGCACACGATCACGATGACCGCGAAGATGAAAGCCGCCTTGTTGAAGTTGCTGCCGCCCAGGTCAGGAAGCGTAGGCCCGCCAGCGGGAGAGTCGGGAGTTGATGGATCTTTTTGAACTACGGCCATGGGGGGCCTCCTTGAATGGGCACGATGGCCCGGTTGATTACCACTTTGCCCGCACGAAGCCAATGCCGCCAGCACCGCCAGACGCGCCACCGCCACCGCCTCCCCCGCTGGTTCCGGGCTGGCCGCTGTTCGGGTTCATGCCGCCACTTCCACCGTTGCCCGTAGCGGAGGCGCCGCCACCGCCACCGCCTTGCTTCGTGGCCGTGGTGCCGCCGCCGTTGCCGCCGCTTCCCAGCCCATAGATATTCCCACCACGGCCAGCCGCAGAGATCGCGCCAGCCGCGAGGTTGTCGCCTCCAGCCGCGCCGCCGATATTCCAAGATGATTCAGGGCCAGGGAATAAGAAGCCGATGTCTGCGCCTTGCGCTCCGGTTCCACTACCAACAGATCCAGCCGCGCCACAGGCGGCGGAAAAGTTCACCGCCGATGAGTCCGTGGTGAAGCCGCTGGTCCCATCGAAGCTGACCCAAGTGAAGGTGGAGTTGGAGCCAGCCGCGCCCAGCGTGAGGCGGTAGGTGTTGTGAGGCTTCACCGTGACCATCGCCTTGATGTATTGCCCGCCAGCCCCGCCAGTGCCGTAGCTGGAGGCCCCGTTGCCGCCCGTGGCCTGGAGCGTGACTTCAATGCTCACTACACCATCGGGAACAAAAACATCCGTAGTGCCCGCCGTGTTTCGGTAGAACAGGTTGCCCTTCACGCGATTGGCGATCACCGCAGCCTTGAGTCCACCGATGGAAAGGTCTGCGCCGAGTTCGCCGAAGACGCTGAGAGTAGTTCCGTCCAGAAGGGTGGCGGTGAACACCGTGCCGCTGAACTTGAATCCCGAAGGTGCAACAGACGAAGTGCCTGCCGTGAATCCGGTGTTGCGAAGGGTCTGACCGATGAGCGCCACATCGGCGGCGATGGCCTGGGCACCGACCGCGCCCGCACTGATCACACCGGCAGTCACCTTGGGCGTTAGAACCTGCGGCTGATTCTGATAGACCCAGGTTGAACCGTTCCACTGATACAAGGCACCTAGAGTTCCATCGTTGGTGTTGGTTGAATCTGTGGCATACCAGTAAGGGTAGAAGCCGGAAGGAACTCCTGCACCTGAGTAGCTCCACATCTGAGCGTTCGTTCCAACCTTCGGGGCTGAGGCGCTTGCAACGGCTGCCTGTAGAGTTGCAGCATTGGTTCCCACGTTGCCGAGGGTGAGAACCATCGAGTTGTAGATATACCCAGCAGTATTATCAAGTTTGAAAGCTACTGAGTTTGTGGCTAAGTTGTAAACACCAAAATTGGGAGAAATTCCGCCGACACCTAACCCAACAGCCCAGGCATTTCCACTGGGAGTTGAACCTGCTGCACCCGGACCAGAATTGTTATTAGAGAAGCTCATAGATGCTTCCCCACCGGCACTAGGATTATTTACTCTTAGTATTCCCCAAGATGGTGAAGATGCTGTTGATACAGTAGTGAAGCCAGCAGCGAGCGCACCCATGGAGACAGAACCGTTGAACGCCATGTTCAGCGTCCCGGTGGGGTTGTAGGCGATGACCGCTGCCGCAGGGGTCAGAATGGCGAAATCGTTGACGGAGCCAGTGGTCCCAGCCAAAGCCAGCCCATTTGTGGGCTGCTTGAAAATGGAGCCATAGGGGTTCCCAGCGTATCCGCCCACATAGACGCCATTGTTGAATGTCCCACCCGTAGCCGTGAGCGCACCCATGGAGACGGAGCCGGAAATCGTAGTGATGCCAGTAGGATCGCCTAGCCCATAGAGCATCTTCGCGCCATCGAACTGCACAGTGAAGCCATTGGAGTAGCCTGACTGACCAGCGATGAAAATGTCCCGCGCAGCACCGGAAGCACCTGAGGTTTTCAGTCCGTATGTGCCTGCCGCAACGGTGGGCTGGAAGGTGCCGACACCATTCGCCGTGAGCGCACCCATGGAGACGGAGGACGCGAAGGTGGCGGCACTCAGCCTGTCGAAGTAAAGGGCAGGAGTGGTGAAGGTGGACCCACCATCGGTAGTGCTTGGGCATATATTGAAGTTGCCCGTTTCCATCCCGACATCAATCTGCCAGTTCTTGTAGCTGGTGGCATAACCCAGCATCGTGAGTTTTGCGCCCGGATTACCCGCTGTGTTCTGCCCGATGGTAACGCTGGAAGTTGCCCCGCCCCCGGAAGAAAACAGTCCCGTGGTCGCCGTGAGCGCACCCATGGAGACGGAACCGGAGAAGGTGGCTGCGCCTATGGACGAGAATCCCACTACCTCAGTGGTCCCGTGCCGGATAGCCAGCTTGTCAGCATCGACAGCGCCATCCACGAACAGGTTGTATTTTTGAACGCCCCAGAAGTTGAATCCGATCTGACGCTGCGCTGCGTTCCCACTGGAAACAATGTCGCCCGTAGCCGTGATCCCTGCGGACTGAAGCTGCCCAGAGAATGTTCCAGTGGTAGCCGTGAGCGCACCCATGGAGACGGCGCCATTCCCCATGTTTAGGGTCATTGCATCGTTTGTTGCGGAACCAGCGGCTGACACTGAGCCAAAAGAGATAATTCCGCCTGCTTTTTCATTGATGCCAAAGTTATAGGCGGTCCCATTATTAAACAGAATGGCGCCGTTGTTTGATCCGCCAACTCTGCTGATGGTCGAAATGAAGCCACTGGTCGAGGTGAGGGAGAGCGCAGAACCTGTATTACTAAATGATCCCTGAGTAGCCGTGAGCGCACCCATGGAGACGGAGGACGCGAAGGTGGCGGTGCCGGAACCGTTTACCGTCAGCACCGGGACAAAGGACGAGGGCGTGTTTGTTGATGTTTGATAGCCGATCTGAATGTTAGAGTTGGCAACATAGCCCACTAGGTAGGGTATCCCGGCAGCCGTTACACCTTGTTGACCACCGCCATTGTTATTGCCCCATGTGATGTTGCCAGCCGCCGACACGCCAGCAACATTCGCATGAAGCACCGTGGCGGGGCTGCTGGTTCCGAACGCGCCACCCGTAGCCGTGAGCGCACCCACAGCCATCGCACCGTGGTTCCCGGTCCAGCCGCCTGCGGGAGCCGCCTGGGCGGAGGAGCCGGTGATGGAGCCCCACACCGCAGAGCCGCCAGCGTTCCACGCCGCGATCTGCGCGTCAGTTACAGTCCGATGCGTGGAATCACCGACCCAAGTGATATTGGGAGTGGATGTGCTTCCAGAAGAGGCAAGCGGGGAGCTAGCCGTGACCCCGGTAACAGTACCGCCCGCCGCAGCCGCCGAAGGGGTGTAGACCATGCCCAGAGCGTTCCCGACCTTGGTGGTTACCGTGGCATCCTGGTTAGCTTTGCTACCCTGGAGAATGGTGTAAGATTCACCCAGGCCCACATCCGTGGATTTCATCCAAGTGGTGCCGCTCGTGGTAGCGCCAGTGGTGTGGAGATAGGTGGCGCGAACCTTGATATCTACATATTGATAAATCCAGGTGTAGTCAGGGAAGGTTCCAGACTTGGTGCTCTTCGCTCCTGCGGTAACGCGAACTTGAACCTGAGAAGGAGATATGCCGGTGAGCGTGGCAGTGCAGTCCGTAGTCCCAGTCGTGGCGCTGAAGGTGCCGTTGGTGAATACTGACCAAGTCGCTCCACCATCAATACTATACTCAACCTTAGAAGTGATAGTTCCTGAATAGTTAGTGACGTCAACTGAACAGTGAAGAACACCAGAGGTAGCAGTTCCAGAAAACCCTGAGTAAACTACGGAAGTTGAGCCAGAGGACCCATCTGCGGGAATATACGAGGAAATAGTTTCAAAGGTGGCGGTGTTAGTGTCACGATCCGCACCCGCTCCAGTATATGAACCAGGGCCAGAAACAAGAGAACTTGCAGCGGGCAGGTAGTCAGCGACGCCGCTACTTCCAGAGGAAACAGTGACAGTGTAGATTCCGTTCTGAGAAGTGTCGGTCTGGTTAGTCAGAAGGATCTTAGCCTGATCAGGGATCGTTACGCCATCAATGGCCGTGGGGGTCGTAGTGGGGGGATTGGAAAGGTCAATGGATGTCGGGGTGGAACTGGCCCACACAACGAATGTGAGTCCACGCTTGGCCGCTTGGCAGGCCATGATAAGATTGGTGAGTTCGGTGTCGTAATTCTTCCACACCGTTCCAAGCGTAGTGGAACTTCCCAGATTGATGCTCGCGCCTGTGGCGGGGGCGCAATCCCACCACGAAGTATTTGTCCCTAAGGTGAGTCCATTGAGGAAACTGTCAACGGCACCGAACGCCGAACTCAGTGCTGTGTAAGAAACGCCAAGGGCTTTGGCTCGGTTAATGACCGTGGTTTTTTCGTTGACAGCCGCATCGTAACGAGACTTCAACCCAGGCTTTTCAGAGTTGCTTAGAATGCTATCAGACTGTATGTCGTTGACCTGGGCTTGCGCGGAAGCAGAGTCCTGGACTAGGAACCAGCCGGGGCCAGCTTTCGTGGTAGCGATAGAATTTGCACCAATTGAGGTCGCGGAATACATCTTGTTACCGACACCAGCAGTCGTGTTCACCCAGACATCGCCGACCTTAATGGCGACAGGCATGTCATCCTGGAAGAACACCGTTGCGCGTGATGCACCCGTAGTTTGAGCCGCCGCAGCGATGGACCCATACAGGTCGCTTATCTTGCCATATACATCAGCCCAGAGGTTGTTGAAGGCCGTTGCGCCTGTGCCCGTGTAGGCCGCATTGCCACTGAGAGCCGTAGACAGGGTAGTAGTTACGACTGCGTTGATGATTGGGTCAATGTAAGTGGCGAAATTGGTGTCCCAGGCCGTAGTCAGCGCGTCATAGGTGACTGGAGGATTCATGGCAGCGGCTGACGCCTTGGCCTGCGCCACCTGCTTCGCGAGAGCGGCCCTTTCGGTCTTAAGCTGGGGTCGCTCGTCGTTGCTGATCTTGTCATCGTTGCTGATGAGATCCAGGCGGGTGATGACACCCTGGATGTCAGAGTCCTTACCCAGCGTGATGGTATCCGGGTCAATGACCTTTACATTGTCAGAGGTTAGCCACGGCCCCTCGTTGCCATTGACATAGAGCGCCTGCACAGCAGACTTGATGGTGGTCTGCGTCTGCGAGGCGGATAGATTAATGACAATAGACCGGATGGTGGCCCCAACTTCCATCGGAGAAGTGACATAGTTCGCAATGAGATTAGGATCTGACCCTGTGAATATCACAACCCTGAACCCACTCACCAGCGTAGGGGTGGCATCGTTGTGGGTCCAGGCAACCGTTACATCCACGCCAGTGGATACAGCAGGAGTGCCGTTGTTGGTTGTGACTACTCCGCTGTTATTATCAACGGAGTCTGAGGGGAACCGCAAATCAGGCATTGGGCCTCACTAGGTCATGTGAACGGATGATGGGGCAGTAGTGGACCAACTGGTAATAGTATAAGCCGTTTCTACTGGATTGCTACTGCCAGAACGGTATCTTGCAACCACTCGGATGGTGGCCGCGCCTGGGGTCGCATAGTCGTAACGGGCGGACGCCCCGTTGCTATCCATGTTCATCCACTGCCCATCCTGCATCCGAATGTAAGCGTCGTAGAATAGCTGAGTTTCCGTTAGGGGCGCGTCCCACTTGGCGAACACGGTATAGACAAGCCCACCGTCAATGGTATATGCAACACTGCTGACTACGACATTGGTGGGCATGGGGAAGGCATTGGCGTTAAGATCGACGGGCGTGTCAAGAATACCCAGCGTGTCAGCCAGAGCATACTTATTCGGATTATGCTGGAGGCACACGACCGTGAACTCCACACCAGATTCTTTGATGCCGATGACTTTGTATAGTAGGGGAGTAACAGCGCCATCAGACAGGAGCCACTGCGCCCAAGTCTGAGGGGCCACGCTGAAGGCAGGGGTGACAGTAAGGCTGCTCACAGTCCCAGCGCCGGTAGTCACAGTGCGCTGCTCCACTGTAACGCCTTCCTCGTATATGGTGGTTCCATCCGGCCTAACACTGGTGACCACCGTTGGCAGGGCACACCGTAGAGTGTAGCTGTGACCATCCAGAAGGGTCACAGAGCCATCCAAGGGTATTACCGTAGTGGTTGCACCCGCCAGCACTCGGCCACCAAATCGAGCCTGCCCAGCCCGAAACTGGTCGTTGACTTGGATGATCCGGCCGGGGGCGATGGCCACACCCTCAAGCGTTGTGTCAAACTCCACAGTCTCAGTTTCGGTCTGTTCGCTGATAAGGGTCCACTGCCCAAACCTGATGGCCCCGCCCCGGCTCGTGCAACCGACATGGACAGCGTCAAGTTGCTGGATACCAAACTTCTTGACAGACGCTTGGTCCTCCACCAGTTCAGGAGTAAGGACATACCCTGCCTGTGGGTCGTTCCATGAAACCATGCAGGTCGTGTGGCGGGCCTTGCGAGCAGTGCCGGAATACTTGAATACTCCGTCCTTAACATTTGAGTTGGTGAAGATGGCCCAGATCGCTTTGTCCTTATCCTGGGAAGGTGTTACGACGCCGGCTCCATAGTAGAGCATCCCGCGGAAAGCCGCCGCAAGGTTAGTCAGAACCTTGATGGCATCCTCTTGCTTTTGCAGATAGATGGAAGACGCGAACCTCGGCTCTGTGCCACTGCGACCATTATTCACCATGTTGTCGCAATACACACCGATTGTATAGAGCGCCCACTTGTCCAGCTTGGTAGCGTCAAGGTAGTTGCCAGCGCCGAACCGGGTATTCGTGGCCAAGTCGTAAAACTGCCAAGCAGGATTGAAGCAGACCGTAGGGCTGTCCTTGAAGGTTCCGTCCCAGTTGCCAGTATAGACACCCGGCGTCCAGGTCATTCCATCGGTGGACAGAATTGGGGGAGTGTAATTAGAAGGAACCTTGATGACACGCCCGTTCCACTCAAAACTGCGGCTGGGAATGTTCTGAAACTGTCGGGAGTCCACCATGATCGCGGTCTTGGCAGTCCACGGATGGTAGAACTTTCCTTCAACGATTTCTGTGTATGACTGCCACCAAGTTTCGTTGTAGTAACCGTCAGTGTCAGGCACAGCATCAACTGTGACACGGCGAACTTGTAGAGAGATATTGCTCGTGTAAGCGGGCAGGGGGAACTTATACGACTTGGAACACTTGGAAGAATACTCCCCAGTTATCGTTCCGTTTCCATCAAGCGTTTGCTTGACATACGCCCCTCCGTCGGCGCTTACCCAGATCTCAACTTGAACGGACGCACCAAAGACGCCGCCCGTATGCATGTCTACCCTTCGTAGGGATGGGCACACAATTTTCATTCTAATGTGAGTGAGGCCTGCGGTGGAAACGGTGCGGGCCTGATAGTAGGAGCCGCTTCCATCACCGCGCTGGACCTTAACGCCAGAGTCGGAATTGACACCCACTTCGTTTTCAGAACTATCAAATCCGAACAACGGTTCCTGGGTCTTAGTTCCCTTTACTGCCTGCAAGATGAACCCGTTGAAATTCAACGACCCATCCGGATTTTGAATGGGAGTGTCTTCAAGGAAGAACGACTTCAATCCGTTTACAGGGCCATGGCACACGCCCTCGGAGATGATGTCCATGACCCGGCCATACTCAATGTTAGACGCGGCAGCAGACGAGTCGTCTTGTGTGCCGCTGGAACTGTTTCCATTGCCGACAGGATTGTTAGGATTGGGATCGCCGTCTACCCAAGGAGTAGTGATAGTCATATTAAACTCCTAACACAGGAGCGACAACCCAACTCCAGGGAATAGAATCACCGTCACCATAAATGACCCCGGCCTCACTAGGATTGCCGTGGCCCTTGTAAAAAGAATTTGCATCAATACCAGACGACGCCACAAGTGAACCCACGCGAAGCCTGCCATACAGAACTGGAATCGCTTCTCCTTGTGCGGTAGTGTTGACTGGCCCGCTGAAAACATAAGTGGGAGTGTCGGCCGCATTGCCAAGACTTCCTTGAGAAGACTGTGGAGAACTGGCCAGTAGGGACGCAACCCCGCCAAGTGCAATAGCGAATCCCATATGAGTCATGGTGGCTGCGATCGCCGAGTCCCCCGCAGCAGACCATGACAGGATGGCCTCATTACCCAGTCCGAAAGTATAGTAAGCGACAACCATCAACGCGACGCCCACAAGCACCTGTGATATACCATCCTTTGCGGCGAGTAGCACCGGAACAATCTTAATGACTTCACAGTTGGTGGGGTTCTTGATATGCTCTGTGGTAAGTTCCTCGTCGTAGAAGATCTGGAACCCGTAGGTCTGTTCTTGGATGAGGGCTTCCTCAAACCCAGGCACCGTCGCAGACATGGCCCGCAACGCCTCCGCGCCATCAGCCACATCCCTCATGTGATGAGTTCCGAATTGTTCTCCAAGGAAGCCATAGAGCCTAATTGTTTTCACGCTTCCTCCGAACTACGGCGCGGGTTGCATCCTGGTAGATGCCGTCATATAATTCTACCATGGAAAGTCTTTTTGGCAAGTGGTGAATAATTTCGCCATTGCCGACATGCACTGCTGCGTGATTAGGAATATCGTCCCTAGACTGTATGGCCATGAGTATAATGTCCCCGCGCTCCGGCTGTCCCTTGACAATCTCAAAGTCACTTACTTTAATTCCATCCATGTAGGGGTTTTTGCCATGCTTCCAGAAATCTGGTTCGCGCGTGAACTCGGGAAGCACCACACCCTCTTCGCTGAACCAATCAGAAATGAGAGTGTAGCAATCCTGAACACCCCAAGCGAACGGCCTGCGTTCAAGGGGGAGGTTTGAATTGATACGCGTCCAGGAATCGGGAGAAACAATCCACCAGGGCTTGCGCGAACGTCGGCAGAAATCTATATCTGTTTGTGAAGGAACAGCCCCAGCGTCGTGAGTGTGGACATATCCAACCAGATGTCCCTTGTCCTCCGCTACCGCCAAATCCTTAGGACAGAAATGACACACATCTGGAAACTTTGACAGATTGGCGCAGGGGATAAATTCCGCGTGGTTGGGGAGCGTGATCACCAATGCCCCACAGACTTCTCCTGGAACCGCACGAGCATAAGATCGGATGGTGGCCAGGATAGAAGGAGTCACATACGCCTCGCGCCGTTCCAGCCTCCGAACGGAAGCTTGACGTTTCCAGGAAACTTGACTTTGCAATCGGCCACAGTCTTTCCGCAAGTCGTATTGCCGCCAGTGAAAGGGCCAGCAAAAGGGCAAGAGGTTTCGTTGTCAGCGCCTTGGTAGACCCAAGTACAGAGGTTCCGCTGCACCATGCGACGAGGGATCATGATGCCCTGAACATCCATTGCGTTGGACAGTTCAAACGACAGCCCATCAGGCGTCTCAGAGGCCCGCCGTTCAATGGAATAGATGTCGTCAGGATAGTGGATAGTTCGGTCGGCAGCGTTGGCAAGGTAGAGCGCTGAACCTGGAGTGAAATTAGCCAGATCCAAGTGCTTGGCCATCACACGCCTGCGGATTACGGTGCAGCCGCACAGGTCGCCATACTGACGGACCAAGTCCGATACCAAGTGGTTCACATTGGATATGTTCAGCGTGGGGCGGTTCTGAGTTCCCTGCGAACTTCGTTCAAATCCGGAGGCCACAATGGGGAAGGGCTGATATGTGACAGTAGCCCCGGCCATGTCTTTCCACTGAATTCCTACGCCATACTCATTGACATTGGGAGACAGGTAGTAAACTGACCCTCCAAGGATAGTCGCGTCAAAGACATACAGATAGACAATGGTGCCCGCATCCAGGTTTTGAATTTCTGATGCAGGCAGTTTAAGAGTGACATTATCCTCACTCATGCGGGCACCTGACGGAACTTAGCGGTGGTGGTCCACTGACCGTATGACGCAGGGGTGGCAGGGGTGAAGGTATCAGTTACGAACTTTCCAACAGTGCCATCGGGTGCAGTCCAATCAAACGCCGTGATGTGACATTGATTGGTTTTCAAGAAGTTATAGATGGCCAGTGCTTCGGTCTGAGTGCGCTTGCTGAATGTTAGGGACCAAGTTGGCATGAACTGATTCAACCCGTTGCCCACTCGTTGCTCGTAGTTGTCCCCAAGTTTGCTGGACAACCTACCGGGGGTCATTTCAGGGGAGGCACCCCAGTCTGGGCTGTAAGAAAAGGTCGCCATTTATGCGCTCCTGATTTGATTGAACAACCCACCAGGGCGACTGTTCTTGAGCGCCCAGCTATTCATCATGCCTTCAAAGTCCTTGGCGATGTCTGCACCACTCTGATTTGCGGTGGCCCCGCCCTTTACCTGCCCATCCTGCACAATGATGGTCGAGTTAATCGAGATGCCCCCAGAGGCGCCCATTTTGCTTATGCTAGGTTGGCCCGCTGCATTAACCATGGCCGCAGAAGGCACGATATTTGGACTAGCAGTAGGCCAAGCGGGCAAATCACCAGAACCACCGCCAGAACCCATGCCCCAGGTCGATTGCGCGGGGGCTCCAGGTGCCGCTAGTCCATTTCCGCCCCAACCAGAACCGGAAAGGAACGCCTCCCATACGGACATATTTCCGCCACTGGTAAGACTGGAAATAGATGCGGCCAAGCCATCCATGATCGGCTTCATGATTATTGCCTTGAGCATGGCAGCTTCCATGTCATGGGCCATCTTGGAGAACATGTCATGCCAGTTGCCCGCCACTCCGTTAAAGTAGTCAGCCAGCAGGGAGGAGGTAACCTC